GGAGCGCCAGCCAGGCGATCCCAATATAAATCTGGAGAGATGCAAACTAAAAAACTCAGCTACGAGTCAGGACGACCCGTAACATGAAAAAATGAAATTTTCTCCCCCACTAATTAAAGTGGTTTATACTGGATCGACCTGGTCAGCATTTTTGCTAGACCGTCTCCTCGGTACCTACAACATATATGTAGGATTAGTAACACGATAAAAATAATTACATATTCGTGTTTTATAGCAACAGAACGTTCTTCAATGTTCTGCTGTTTGATACAACAAGTGAAATGATTTAAAAACCTAAACCCCTTAAACCTCATGGTGGCGGCGGTGGAGGTGGTAATTGAGCAAACAGAGGACTCCTAAAAGGAGGTGCTCCCTGAAATCTCAAAAATTGAAAATCTTCGCCAATTGCTGTATCATGATACAAAACTCCAACGGCTGTATCTTCGCCGGTAGGCCTATTGGCCAATTCTCCCGTAAAACAATAAGTAAAACGCGAGATATTACCTGATAACATTTGAGAATTAATTGTCTGATCTCTTTGTTCTGACTCAGGATTATTGGTACCAGAATTAAATGCTGGTTGCCATAAATTTGAAGAATAATAAGGAGTAACAAACTCCACACCACCATTACTCAATAAATGATAATTAATGGTTCCTTCAATTCCTGATTTAAATTCTCTTGTCAGACCTAAAGAACTTCCAAGGGTCAAATCTGTTATATCAACTGTTTCTTGCCTATAAAGAGGTGATAAACGACGTTGAATAGCAGTTCCCGGAGTAAATCCTAATTGAGAATCTCTCAATGTAACTGTAATGTAATCAGTTGGAGTAGAGGTAAAATCCCCTATTAATTTCAACCTGTGCTTCATAGAACCACGCATGCCCATAAAGGCATAGCGTAAATAAGAAAATAAATTTGCATTTATTTCATTATTAGCTAAGGTTGGTTCGACACCACCAGTGTCGGTATTTTGATAATAACCTGAAGTAGTTTGTGGTATACAACTACCGTCAAGTGTGCCAAAAACGGCAACATCTCCGGCAGAACTGCTAAAGGCTATACCTGGATTAGAAGTAGTTTGATATCTTTTCAATAAATTTCGAAAACTAACTATCTTCTCACCCATATGATCAACATGAATATCTTTATGACTTGAATTTCCAGGGTTGATGACTATAGGTTCCTCTGATACAACAACAGCTGATTCAGGGGTAACTGCTACAGGTGGTACAATATTTGCGCCACAAATAGCATCTTCAGCAACTGGTGTTTGCCAGTACTCAACTACATATAAAAAGCCTTGAGCTGTAAATGTAGCGCCTAAAATATCAGACGGTTGTACTGAAATACCAATTTCGTTGATATCTATATCATCAAATCCTGAAACAGGAACGGCGACGCCGGCCAACAATGCTTGTTTAAAAACTAACATAGTTTCAGCTAAATCATATTGATTAAATTGTGCTGGAAGCAAGACTCTACCAAAATCTATGCCTTCAGCTGAAGGACGCGCGTATTCCATGTCATCTGACCATGCATAAACATTTATTGTAACAGTCGCGTCAGGCGTAGGTTGAACCAATTCATTCAATACTCTAACTTCCAAGACTCCATTATTATCTGAAGAGCCTTGATTGTCAGCAACAAATAAGTTTGCAGAAGATTGTCCACTATAAAACCAAGATTGATTATTTGAATAAGGATTTTCTTGATTAAGAATTCCATCAAATAATGGCAAATCTTGTGAAGGTGGAGGCATATTACACCAACTACGTGTAGCGGCCCAGTCACATTTAATAGTAACTGTTTGACCATTTTGAATATCCAAAATTACACTATTTTGTTGATTTAATGGTGCTTCATTATTCTTAATAATTGTATTGTATTGTTGTATGTTAGGTTCATATCTAATTAATAGTTTGCCTCTATGAAAACGAGAACAAACAACTTCAAAAGTAAAATTAATAGAACCACGCCAAAAAGTAAAAGGACGAGATGAAAAAGCTAATGCTGAATCTAAAAATACGTTCTGATCAAAAGTTGGATCTGCTAAACTAGGTATTCTACCTAGACATACGCCTAAATTAGGTGAAACTGTAGAATTCCAAAGAACAGTAGACATACTTAGATCTTCATCTGTCCATACAAATGTTCCAATATATGATTTTCTAGATGCGATGGCACCAACACACATCTCATCATAATCCATTCCTCCCATAGAAGGATCAATAGATAATTCATTCTTTGGATCAATTGCTAAAGTATAAGCTGTATCATGTACGCTAGTGGTAGCACCATTCTGAAACGGCATGTTCTTAACGTAAACAGCTTTATCTAAAATATTCGGTCTAGACCAGCCAAAATAGGAAGCAACAGCTCCTAGGCCTGCAGACACAGCACTTACTGTAGTCGCAATTGGTCGAAAAACCGGTATAGCTGCAGCAGCAGCTGAAATATTAGTAATTGCAGTAGCAGCCTTTGTGACGGGGCCAGGATCTTCATGTTCAGACTTTGTAACTTCCGCTTTAGCTTGTGCAGCTAAACTGGATAAATCTGTACCTAAATCTTGACCAACTTGGGTCAAAGAAGACTTTCCTGCAGCATAGTCTGAAACCATTGAACCGGCGGCAGACATAATACCTTTGTCCATTGCTTCTGCTGCATAACCTGCACCTTTTTGTAAAACACTTGATTCGGCGGTGATATCGATATTTGTAGCTGTAATACAACCCAATTCGATATTTTCCACCCAAGCAAATACATTGATAGATACAGGTCCTTCAAAATCTGCGTTAGCAACTCTGATTGCATTCAAAGTTCGCAGATATAACCTTCCAGCTTCTTCAAAATCTGGAAAAGGTGTACTATTCGTGATTACTAGACCATCTAAGGCTGTTAATCGAAATTTCTGCTTATAAGAAATAAAAGGCAAACACATTTCAAGTGGCATATTATCTTTAGGATCTATGGTTTTAGTACCAGGAGCCTGTGATAAATAAGCATTGAAAAATTGTCTACCTCCTCTCTGCTGAGCAGTTGTTCCATTCTGTATCAAATCCTCTGCTACCTGCTGTGTAGCACGTAGAGGTTCATTGTAAGTAGGATAAGGTTGGTAAGATGCCAACAGTCTTCCATAATGATACGGAGTACCTGAAAGCGCAACTCTAATACATAAATTTCCTTTAAAATAAGCGTAATTAGATAGCTTAGCACGAATAGTTGGATCTCGAGACCATAAATCCCAGACATCAAGTTGAATTCCATATTCACCTGTGAATTTATCATCCCAGATTGAAATAGGACGTCTGAAAAATTGATCAAGAGACCATTGTGTATTACCACCATCCATAGTGTTATGTAATGATGGCCCAAGAGCAGCAGTATCAGGAGTTTCTCCCATATGATCGTGTACGTTCTGGTTTGATTCCTTAATGGTAGGTTCCCCTGTATGGAAATCACCTTGATCACCAGATACATTACTATCATAGGGTGCTGACTCAGAATGAATCTGAGATCTCCTAAACACGCGTCTCTGTCGAGTTTGTTCGTAAGAATTTAAAGTATTCTGAGTTTTCGCGACTCTTGCAGCATTTAATAACGCATCATACCTCTGCTTATATGCAGCGGCATTAGCACCATATTGAAGCTCAAAAGATAAAGCAAGCTCATTTAAGTCCTTACTATCAATTACTGAATTACCAGTAATTGCTGGGTCTGCAGTAGGTTGCAAGCCAAAATTATTTATATTAGCCATATTAGTATATTGACAACATTGTCAGTCTTCAGAGAGCGGTATTCTCGCATCTCACCCCTCTAGCTACGGTATATCGGCCTCCGAGGGACTCTCTGGAATTTTATCATAAATTGAGGCTCGCACTTCCTGAAATGAAGGAAATGCAGACAGAACAACATCATATTGTCTGTCATAAATCTCACTCGCCACTTCAGCAAATCGTTTTCTTAAATGAAAATAATCTTCAGCGGTTGTGTGAAAAAATAATTCTCGTAAAGCTGATGTGCATGAATCTATCATTTGATCCTCTACATTAACTTCACGCGAAGGCAAATAATAACATATTGCCTTCATAATACTTTGTCTGTCTAATGGAGCTACCCAATGACCTAAATCTTCTCTAAATACGAAATTTCTTTTTAAAAATGAAATTTGATCTAATTTAAGAAATGGTGTCATTTCAAGGGTTTTTGCTGCATTAGTATAATCTAATCCATATATATTCTTACAAAATGATTGATAATGTACGTTGTTGAAAAAACTTTTACAAGGCTCCTTAACAGCAGCGATAACATCATCACCATAAATACAAGGTTTAACATTTTCGAAAAAATCTTCATTAGAAGGTCGCATAGAAATAAAAGCATAAACTAACATTGCTAACCCCCTTAAAGAATTATCTTCAGCTGTCGCATATTTACCCGAAGGTTGAAATGCTGGCGCTGCGAAAATATCTCCTGTATTAACAATTGTTGGATATAGATTATCAGACAAAATGCCACGAACAATATTTAAACTATCATCATTGTAACCAAAATGTTTTAAAACATTATAAACTATGGTATTTGCAATGAGTCCAATATCGTATGGCATTGATGTATCAAAGCCACCATAATCTCCTTCCATATATTCATCGGAGAAATTTTTTAAGCCATTAACTAAATCGTCCACGTCTGTGGAATGCATATTTATACCAATTTGAGTTCCAAAAATTTCGGAATATTGATTCAATAAAGTATAAAATGGCATTAAATACATACGATTCAATAATGTGGCATCATATGGTGACATACAGAAAACTCGTGTTTTAGCAACTCGACACTTTTCAAATGATCTTGGTTCGTCTTTAAGCTGTGCTCCTAAGAAAGGACACGCATCGCGACCGTTCTCATAAGCGTCTACTTGTTCTAACACTTGTTCTGTTACTGATTTCTTTGGCCAGTAAGAATCCTTCTTAAAAGGTAATTCTACTTGATCTGACCAATTCTTTTTTGCGCCCATGTATGACCATCCACCTGAAGTAGATGGTTTCATAGCACGCATGTAAAAATCCTCTGGATGCCCATTTTGAGCAACTGCAAGAGGAACTGGACGTAATCTCTTAACTCCTTCTTTTCTTAATCCCTTAATTATGTGACCTGTAATATAATTTACAGTTTTGTCCATTAATTCGGGATCTAAAGAGTTTTTGAGAACGCCAGCCTTTTTTACGAAATTATTAAATGGTGCGTAGTACTGATCTCCTCGTACTACAGCAGAAAAAGGTGGTGGACCAAAATATGGTTTTCCATCTTCTCTAAAACAAGAGCAGCCTGTCAATTCTTTAGCGAATGGTACAAACTTGCTCGATCTTAACTTGGATTTTCCAGGTTTTAAAATAGGGTAATCTTTTATTGCCCCATATACTTCTAAACCCGGAATCTGTTCATAGTTAAGAGGAGATCTATCATGCGGTCGATTAGTCAAATCGGGTGTGTTAACAGGCATTCTTAAAATACCTTCTGACATAACCCTTAGACTAGTCGTCGTCTGAAAAATTTTATCTTGAGCCTCCTTTAAAGAGTCTCCAGACACATATTGTGTAAAAGCTAATGTTGAATTTGCATCGCCAGCACAATGAATGCCTAACAAAATAGATTGATTGTTTACGGTTCCTACTAAAGGTAAACCACAACTTCCCTCTTTATGATCTTTCCAATTATATGAAAAAGCATGAGAGATGTTGAGGTCACCCAAGGTTGAAACGACTCTACCATATTTATATGCCTTCAATGAAGCGTCGCCCAATTGACAATTAATGCCAAATCGAACACTATGAAACGCCTTATAATCAGGGCATAGGTATCGCCTAACATCACGGAACTTTAATCCACGCAATCTAACTAATACAGCATCGGTCTCGTTATTATCTTCGTCTTTTAAAATACAAATTTCGGAAGTCGAGAATCTGATCTGCTTCACATTTACACCCGGTCTTACACAAGTGGTAATAAACCATTTGCTGTTCCTTGTTGGGTTCAATGTGTGTTTGTTAATTAATGCAAAATCTTCAAATAATCCTAAAATATGAGTCTTCTGACGGTATTTTTGTCCGTCTTGATGAGTCTCTACTTCAGTTAATCTAACATTATGAGAAATTGCATTATGTACGGCACTCAATGTATTATCTGTACACTGATTAACCATTGTAAAAGGCACTGGTCGGGGTTTATCCCAATCAATACCATTTGTTGGCTTCTTTCGCGGAGGTGGCATTTCACATTTAGTATTTAGCTCTAATTTTTCGAGTTTTTCCCGAACTTCAAAAGTGTCTAAATCTTCATGTGTTTGTAATACCTCTCCTTCAACAGCTGTAGGTAAATCCCTAACAGCTTCGCGAAAGTGTTCATTCTCCTCCTCTAATTTGTTCATTTGAGTAGTCTTGTAAATTGCCCATATTGATGCAAAAGTTGTTACAGTTATACTAAAAGCATATAATTTAAAATCTGCATTAACTTTAGGCATCGAAACTGAATAATGTTTAACAAAACTATCATACAAAGTAGGAGTCTTTTCAACAATTTCCAACCATCCCCATATATCACGGAGATGTCGGATATAAGCTAATAATCTAGCGTGGTTATATTTAATCTTGTTATGTGATTTTCGTACCAAAAATGATCTTTCTAACATCGTTTTACCTGTTAAATAGAAAAATCCAACAAAAAACCATCCAATAAATAATTGAATAGTAAGTTGAATAATCTTAATAATAGGATAAATTGAATGATAAGATCTAATACTAAAAATATAAATATAAGGATAAATAAATAACCACAGCCCATATAAAATTTTCAAGAAAAAATCCACAGTAAATACTCTGTGAATTTGCTGTGCTACTTGCACAGACTCCGTACGAACAGTCATATATTCATCCACAAAAGTTTCAGCTATTTGAGGAGTCATATCTGTTCTAATTTCTTGCATTTTAATATGTTCAGTCATATGTCCTTTAAAAAACTCCGTTAACTCATAAATGTCACAATTTTTCTTAATAACAACTTCTTGCGAAGCTTTATTTGTAACAGGTTCATACCTGTAAATTGTGAATTCCCATCTATCTAGAGGAGGAGTTTCAGCAGCCAGTGACTTTGCTTGATCTAAACGACAAGAGCCTTCTTTTAAAAACTCTTTCTTAACAACTGGCTTAACATAAACTATTCTGCGTTTTACCGCAGCTGGATTATTAACGATTACATCTAAATTCATAGATTCATCATTACAATCCATCAAAATCAACTCAGGGTTAGCAAAAACTTTACCCTTAGAGTCAACGTCAGCCATATTACATGAATAAGGCTGATTATCACAAATTGATAGCCATTCTTGCATTACAGGATCACCACGTGACATGGCAATTCCTTTATGCAAAGAACCTGGTTCTGAATAATGAATTATTGGTTGCGAATCTGGTGCATACCCAGACCAATAATCTTCAGTTGCTTGTCTATGATAAACATGCGATTGGTCATATTTCCTACCTTTAACAGCAGAAAATATCATCCCAAAAACATCTATCAATAAACCTTTGCCAATACCAGGCTGCCCTGTAACACAAACAGCGTAAGGCATTGGCCTAGCTTCGGCTGACATTTGATTAATAAAAGCATTCCTAATTCCGGTAACTTTCTTCAAATTGATTTCTACAATTCGTCGAGAAGTTGAACCTCTAGGAATGTTCTTAATTAATTGTTCACCGTCCATTACACATTGTCTAGCGCGAGCTAAATACTCACGTCTACAAATTTTAGTAGGGACAGGTAAACCAGGATATGTCATATCCTTAGTAAGATCTAGCTCGAAAGCTACATCACAGAATTTCTGAACTGGGTCATTACTCCCAAAAATTTCAGAAAATCCATCACCTGCTACAACTTGATCGGATAAATTTAGCATACTAATTAATGCTTCAATTGAAACATCTACTAATCCGATAAGTGAACAAGGTCTAGCTGGTCCAACATGCTTAATTAATTTATCAGAAACATTATCTGAAAACAAATTGTAACCAACTAACGATAAAACAAAATTCCTCAATGAAGTGACTAATTCAGAGCTCATAATAACAGCTAATCGAGATTTTACATTACGTAATCCCAATTTAACTGACTCGGACTGTACATTGAGTATATGTCTCTTAATTCCACTTAAGGTACTAATTGTTCCTCGTTTAGCGGCTGTAAGCCACTTATATTCGTCGCCTGTGAAAAATCCATCCCACAGTGTCTTGAATTGTTGATTGTTTGTAATACATTTAAAAATGTTATTTTTCAATTCAACAATCAAGGTTAATAAAAATATTATAAATTCTTTAATAGTTCTGACAAAATGTCTAGTTCCTACAATTCTCTCGAAAAAATCAAGAGATGCAGTAATATATCCAGTTATGGATGTACTAGAATAAATGTCAGTTAATAATCTTGCTAAAATATATCCATCAGCAAGATCCTTATCATTCACTAATCCGCTTAATTTTTCAGCTAAGTGAAAATAAGGAAAGTTATTGTTCATATAATCCATATCAATGGATTCACTAATAATATTTCTCTTAACAGTGGCGACTGTTTGAGAATCTTGTTTCGCATCAACAAACTCGTTTACTTGTAAATTGTATTGCATAGTTTGTTATAAAAGTATAGTTATTTAAACTAAAAATCAGCACATGTTTAGACTACCTCATGTGCAAGAGGCGTAATCGAAAATTTTAATAACTAATAATAAATATTCGCCAAAATAAATAATAATTAATACTACGGCTTGCGATCGCCTGATTAAAATCTGCAATAAAGCGTATCTGGATCTATCAAAAATAATGCATAAGAAGTCTAAGACAAGGTTTCCAACTAATTAAAATGTACTTGCTCTTGAATAAAATGACCTATCTACAGCATCTAATGAATAATTGTCATATATCTTACCAATACAGATTTCAAAACATAAAAATTAAAATAAATTTAAATATAAATCAAAATTATTATCCAGCATATTTAGGCTGGATATACGTATAGCGTATAAATCTAATATCGTAAATAACACTAAAAGTTTAAAGACATTCAGAGTCTGGTCTTAAAATGAATTATCAAATTTATAAAGGACCTGAAAAAGTCCATAAGCGTCACATTTTTAAAGAGCTAATGACGTGCTCATATAACAATTAAATAAATAAATACTAAATAATATATAGGGTCTATTCCTTAATTCGTATATTGATGACTAGGGATTCATTTCCCATGAATACAAAGGTATCAATAACAGGAAATGATCGACTCAAATTGACTATATAAAATGTTCATAATCTAATTATAAAAGAGTTAATTATCTAAAAAACCACAGCA